CCCTCCTTTCGGTTAGGGACGTGCTGCCAATCGGCAACCCTGGTTTACCAGGGTCGATGTTCAAGCAACGAACCTTGAAGCGAGCTTGTCGGCGATGGTGCCGACCATACACTCACAGGTGACGTCTGTCACCACTGTGTGTGTAACCTCGATGCTCAAGGCCTGATTCTCAGGTAGCTCCATAAGGTAAGTAGTGCCTACGGGCGTAGTCCAGTGTGCTACCTCACTGCAACCGGTGATTTGCGTGATGTCACTCGCCTTAGCGTCAGTCCTCAACAACGCGTAACTAACGCCAGTGACGGCGAGAACACCTGTCTGCGGGTCAAATGAATCTCCTGTGCGCAGAGAAGTTCCTTCAAACGTCGCCAACACTAATGGTCCTGCTGGACCTGAGGCGATCGCGCGAAACTGTCTCGGCTGCATCATTGTGATACCCTCCATCGATAAAACTTCTGCCAACACTAGATCTCGCGGCATGAATGCTCGCGTGATTTGGGCAGGGTGAGCACCTGCTTGCCAAGCGTACTCGGTAGTTAGCTCATACTCTGCACCACGTTGAATATCTCCAATCATAGTGAAGTTGACAACCTTTGTCGATGACGACGTCGAATCTTCCACACATCTAGCTTGCATCAAGCTTCTGATAGCCTGATCATTCTTTGTGGAGACCGACATCACGGGCGCAACTATATCTTCCATTGCTTCCATGGTAAACGTAAGTTTCCCACAGAAGGGAGAGTTGAACCGCAGTGTTCTCTTTGATATCACCCAGTCACAACTACTATCGAACGTTGCTGGTGTGATGGAAACATATTTTATCGCAAAATCGATGTTGGCTTTCAGCCAGTCCTTCGCGAGTTGCTTATAATCTAGTTTCCAAATTCCATCGTAAACCGCTGCTAGATAGGGTTTGACTTCACTCCACGCATCTTTAAGATTTTGCATGGGTGTTGGTTGCACTGGTGAATATAGTGCAAGTATGTCAGAAGGTTCGACACGCGCTGGAACCTTGAGCTCGACGTCATAATCAACGTAAACTCGTCCAAGCTCGGTCCCAACAGTGACGCCAGTTGGTGTGCCACCAATCCACAATGTGAATGGGATACACATCAGTCTCTCAGCGAAACTGGAATCATCACGGTCTGGTACTTCTGACACAACCCTAAGCCATTTACCCCTATCCAACGCGGGAAACGCAATTGACGCCTCCTTCCAGTACGGTATGGTCATCACGCCTGGAAATCTCATCAGATCCTCAACATCCAGCGGGGAGGCATCACATGAATCATGTTCGACGGCCAACATCAACGATCCTGGTGTCACCGTTGCACATGCTGGCTTGTACTCCACCCTAAGGTTTGACCAACGATAGAAATTGTAGTTCTTCGCTTGCCGTGACAACCATGTCGCGGTAGAACCACCTAGATCATTCATTGGCAACCCAGGGTTCATGGCTAAATCAATTAGTGCTGTGTAGTTAGTGCCGTTAGATCGGACAGTCCCGATGAATTCACGGTGTCGTACCCGTGTAAATCCATCTTTAGACGCAACCTTTGGTTGTCCTGATTTAACGACCTTACTACGCGCCAGAGATGGGCCATGAACCATCTTAGGAGCACTATTCCTACGCAACACGCCGTCGCGCTTTCGAATTCCCTTTACCATATTTCAATCATCGCCTGTCTGCAGCCAGGCAGTAACCAGTTCTACATCTAGGGCACCTTAAAGGTCGGTATGGTGTATGGTTCACCACCCTAGACTGCCGTGTTGCATTTACTGCCAACACGGACCGACCCCCGCACCGTCATCGTCGGGGTCGTCGAACGCGACAACACGCCCCCTTGCAACACGCAATGGGCGATCATAGTCCTCAAGAGTAGGAACTGAAACGCTCGGGCGCACAGGCGCTGGTTCCGTCACACCCAGCGAAGAAGTACCAGATAGGTGGTCGGTGACCACTAGTTGCTGCATCTTCTTATTCCTGTGTGTCCTAGTCCTCTTGGGCTTGACTCTCGTGTCTGCTATGTTACCAGAATGGCCAATCTCTTTCTGGTGCCAGTCCAACTGAATCTCATTCGTAGGCTTCCGCTGCCACTTCCGCGCGGCAGTCTTCCTCTTCCTTGGATTCTGCGGAGCTACTACTGCAGTAGCGAGAGGTAAATCTTTAACTTCCGCAGGGACTGTGATGTCTACAAACGTGACCGGGACATCAACCGGTCTAGGCAGCTGAAACTCGTTGAATGTAGGGCACGCCAATATGTCCTCGACACATGACACACCCTCAATCCACGCGTCAAACGCTACAAAGTTGAACCCCACCAGTGACTGTTGTGCCAACTGTTTCATCCAGTCTCGGGGTTCATTGGGGTATGCTCCCTCCAACGCTCTGAGGGCACTCCATTCCAAGTTCTTCTTGGATTTGTAAACCTCATAAACCTTGTCGCGCTTCAACTCCTCCACCTTAGACACCAGCTGGCCAATAACTGGTGTGTGTCTATCACTGTACATATAACCAATTGATTTCTCAACCAGTATGTCGGACGCCGCAACGTTGGCGGGTCTAGGTATGCACAGATGAAACTTGGCTAATTGACGGTTCAAATCGCACATCGACACAGCATCGCCTTGCCACACGTCAGGTCCATAGTACCTAGCCAAGAAGGTTACTGGATCCTGAGTGGCTTTCTCTGCCTTAACGATCTTGACGCGCAATCCCCATCGAGTCGCAACAGACTCAAACACCTCACCCGACAAATCTGGTGTGATACCGTCATCACCTCCATATATGCCTTGGCTCATTTTCTCAAACGCAGCCTTAGGTGTCATCGTCTTATCGGACTCACGCCATGCGACATAGATGGTGAATGCGTTATCAATCGAGTTAAACACGGCTGTTTCTGGTGATCCCGACGCACGTGCTGTACCCGACTGATACACCGTGTCCAACCGGCATACAGCTTTCAGAGATTGCTGTGATTTATGCAGGTCAGCAGCACGCTGCAAGTAAGATCTATGGAAAGCTCGCATCAGCACTCTTTTCTCGAACTCCCGCATGGCAGGCGAAATCGTACCATCAAATCTTGAATAATCTGTTTGGAGCATATGGTACGTTGCGGACGCGCACTTCTCAGCCACCAACTGTGCGATACTCTTGGTAGTCTTGCAAAAGGCATACCATGGTTGATCCGATATATATTCGCACAGTGCATACATAAACATGGAATAATCCACTTTAGTATGCGGATCCAACGTGGTAATGATCCTCGGGTCACCAAGTTTCCCATAACACTCTCGTTTCAAGAAGCATTTGAATATGGGTTTGGCAACTCCGAAGAATGAGTTCAGTATAATACTCCGTTGTGAAGGTTTGTTCTGTTTCTCCATTACCTCATCTAGCCCTTTGGGCACCAGTATGTTGGCATTTGGGAACAGCAGAGCTGCGAACTCATTTGCATAAGCGGACATCCTAGATGTCATCACCACGTCTGAAGCGACATCGACTATGCGGCATTTTACGGCTCTCTCTTCATTCTCCTTCGTAATGGCTGGAACACACGCTCCGTTGTATACGGGGTGCATGTACGCCTGCAAAGTCGGCTGAACGTCCGGGACATATTGCCCGAACTGATAGTTGGCCTCCGCCACAGCCACCGGCATAACCAACTTACTTAACTTGTTCGTCCCGTTTTGTTTAAAATAACGAACAAGTAACAGACCATACGACTCCAATTTTGTTGGGTCATCCTTCAACGATGCGTATTTCCCAAGCATCGACTTCACAGTAGGTGGGCACAAACCACTCAGGTATGAGTCCGCCATACCACGAATCGTGTCATCATCAACGACACTTATCGTAACCGCTGAATAATGTCCAACCTCTGCGGTGGACATCGTATGGTTGATAATCGTCTTCCACGTCTTCACCTTATGCGTCTTCGGGTCAACTATATCAGGGACTCTGCTGTTCGCAGTCTTTGCCTGAATACGGATCCAGTTGCCCTGCACAGGGTTAAACCTCTCAAGGTAGTCCGAGTGCAAGGCCTTGGCGAACCAAGAATAGATACCGTCCCATGACCCGACAGGTGTCAACATCACCAACTCATGATTGAACTGCATCGCCCGTCTGTCCACCATGTAATGGACGGAACGATAAGTGATCCCGAAAAACGTCTTACTCACCCGCAATGTGTCCGAGGTTCCCCACGACCACATCGGATGACAGTAAGCTCCGCCACCACCGACATTGTACTTTATTTCCCCTTTCGGAGTGAAAGTATAAGTCATCTCGCCCTCGGCGACGGCGGCGTCTTTCAGGACCAACGTGTATAACAATGTGGGTGCGGGAGTACTCAACAACTCAACCATATCCACATAATAATCCACGTCAATCATGACACGCATGTCTCCTTCTTTCAACGGCCTAGATCTTATTTCAGCTTGAATGTCCTTGGTCCAGTAATAATCTCTATTACCGTCCCGCTCATTACGTTGATCAGCTGCGGACATTTGTATGAAGTAAGGGTTCATACCCAATCTCCTAGCCACCGCGTCTGCGGTCTCGGCAGCAGAATTTCTATCCGCTGCAGCTTGTGGGTGGGTGTGACCATTATCTAGGGGGGCAACGTGTACCTTCGGACATCCTTGGAAGCCGTCACGCACCATCATCGTTGGGCATTTATTGGTATTGTGTTCCCTGAGAATCTTCGAGAACCAACGCATCCACAACGTAGACGATGTTCCATCGTACCATTCCAATCTCAGATACACCAGACCTGAAATTAGTAGCACGATGCTGGCAATGCCAACAGACGTCGCCACTTGTTCCCAGACAAGTGGTACACTTGCTATGAGCGCACGGGATAGGGCCAGTAAAGGCATCAAAGTGAACAGCAGAGTTAAAGGTATTCCGACCTGATGGAAGGACATCAGGATAGTCTCCGCTGCAAGCACAGCGTACAGTATGTATCCACACTGCACAAGTGAGGCGATACTCACAACAGTGATATACCGCCAGACAACACCGTTGTCAACGTAACTGCGCTTTTCCTTCACTGCATAGCTCACAGCAAATAGCGTAAACATGAGGACCACGAACAGGCTCAACGTATTGAGTCCAAAACTCGTAGGGAGCCATCCGGCCTCAGCACAACCAATGGTGATCGCGATTATAGCGTAAA